GCAGGCTTATGCAAGGGACTGCCTAGCTGTAAGTATAATGCGACTAGAAGACAGTGGTTTTGAAGTTAATTTCCATGTACATGATGAGGTTATATTAGACGTGCCGATAGGAGTAAGTTCAGCTGAAGAAGTTGCAGAAATAATGGGAGAACCTATTGAATGGGCCCCAGGGTTACCTCTTAGAGCGGATGCCTACGAATGTTCATTTTATCAAAAAGACTAAAGAGAAAGGAGGGTGAGAATTGCAAAAATTAATTATTGCAACAGGGCAAAGTCGAACATCCAAGCTTTGGAAAAATACAGAGTACACCTGGGAAGAGTTGATCCAAAGGCTACAGACAACAACGAGAACTCCTGAAACTCAAGGTGAGTATATAAATATGATAAAGGCAAAGCAGGATGCGGTTAAGGACATTGGGGGCTTTGTAGGTGGAAAGCTTAAAAACGGCAGACGTAAAGCTGATAGCATTGATAAAAGATACCTTCTTACTCTTGATGCAGATTATGCTACAAGTGATTTCATTGACGGCCTCGAGATGTTTTTCAACTTTGCTTGGTGCATTTACTCAACTCATAAACACACTCCTGATAAGCCTAGATTAAGATTATTAATTCCTCTATCAAGACCTTGTAATCCGGATGAATACGAAGCAGTTGCAAGACGTATAGCAGCAGATATTGGAATTGACATGTTTGATGATACCACGTACCAAGCAACTCGGTTGATGTATTGGCCAAGCACAAGTATTGATGGTGAATACATGTTTGGTCATGAAGATAACAAGCCTCTTGATGTAGACGAGGTACTTGCAAGATATGATGATTGGCGTGATATTTCAAGTTGGCCAACATCATCAAGGACATTAAAGATTAAAGAAAGACTATTAAAAAAGCAAGAAGATCCAACCGCTAAAAATGGAATTGTAGGAGCCTTTTGCAGAACATACACAGTTGATGAAGCAATAACTAAGTTTATACCTGATTCATACGTTCAGTGTGCAATGCAAGATAGATACACATACACAAACGGAAGTACAGCAGCAGGTGCCGTAGTTTATGAAGATGGAAAGTTTATTTTTTCTAACCATGCAACAGATCCTATTAGTGGACAGCTCTGTAATGCCTTTGATTTAATAAGAATTCATAAATTTTCAGACTTAGATGATGAAGCTGCAGAGGGCACACCGACTGTTAAGTTACCTTCGTATTTACATATGCAGGAATTTGCATCTAAGGATGATAAAGTAAAAATTATGATACATCGCGAGAGAATGGAAGCCTTAAAAGGTGATTTTTCCGAACTTATTAGTGATGATGAAGAATACAATGAAAACTGGGTATTAGGACTTGCTGCAAATAAGAATGGGCAATATTCTCCTACGATTGACAATGTAAAGATCATACTTGAATATGATCCTGCATTCAGAAAGAAAATTAGATTCAATGAATTTACTAAAAAGTACAAAATATTAGGTACTATGCCTTGGGATAAAGAAGATATGGAAAGAGATTGGACAGATGCAGATGATGCAGGATTAAGACACTATATTGAAAAGGGGTATGGCATTAAAGGAAAAAGTGTAATAGAAGATGCTTGGACTTTGACAGCTAATGAAAATAAATTCCATCCTATAAGGGACTATTTAAACGATCTTGTATGGGATAGTATTCCAAGAATAGAGTCGCTTTTTATTGATTATCTTGGCGCTGATGATACAGAATACATAAAAACTGTAACAAGAAAATCACTGGTTGCAGCTGTAGCAAGAATATTTGTGCCAGGTGTTAAATATGACCAAATGGTTGTATTAGTGGGTCCTCAAGGATGTGGAAAAAGCCAAATAATAAAAAGGTTAGGACAAAATTGGTTTTCAGATACCCTTACCACTATTCAGGGCAAAGAAGCCTACGAACAAATTCAAGGGTTTTGGATAATAGAAATAGCTGAACTTGCAGCCATGCGAAAACAAGAAATAGAAGCAATCAAGCATTTCACTGCTAAGAGTGAAGATGCCTACCGTGCAGCATATGGCCATCACGTTGAGACTTACAAAAGACAGTGTATATTCTTTGGTACTACTAATAAATATGAGTTTTTAAGAGATATGACAGGGAACAGAAGATTCTGGCCCATAGATGTTGACCCGAAAAGAGCTACTAAAGATATGTGGCAGGAATTAGGAGCGGAAACAATAGATCTTATTTGGGCGGAAGCTGTTGAGCTATTTAAGAAGGGTGAGAAAATATATTTTGACGATGAAAAGCTTAAGGCCTTAGCTGAAGAAGAACAGGACCGACATTTAGAAGAGAGCCCTTTAGCGGGTGATGTTAAAAGGTATCTTGAAAAGTTACTACCTGAAGATTGGGACAATTGTGATATGTCTGCAAGGCGTTCATTCTACCAAGGTAATGACTTTGGAGTAAAAGTTGAAGGAACTGTAGTTCGTGATAGAGTTTGTCCATTAGAGATATGGTGTGAACTATTTAATGGCGATAAAAAGGACTTTAATTCACAAAGAAGTCGTGAGTTCCGGGAAATAATCTTAAAAACAGATGAATGGGAACAAATGAAATACCCTTTAAGATTTGGGGAATTATACGGAAATCAAAGAGGGTTTAATAAAAAATCTTCGACTACAAAACTTTAAAATTTGTAGTCAAGAAAAACATTGAAATTTAAGCATAAATTGAATTTTGACTACAATGACTACAAAGTTTTATATATAGTTTGAAATTATAGACTTTATAGACTTCAAGTATATCTATAATTTCTATAAACCCTATATTTTTAAAACATATAGAAAAAACTGTAGTCATTGTAGTCAATAACAATAAAAGTATTGAAAAATTAAAGAAAATTTTGACTACAAAGTTTAACCATAAAAGAGGATTTATAGAATGAGAGAGTCAAATATAGAAAAATACCTAACCGATAGAATGAAATGTATAGGTGGAAAATCTTATAAATGGGTAAGCCCGGGAAATAATGGTGTGCCGGATAGGATTATAATATTTCCTTCAGGTAAAATAATATTTGTAGAATTAAAAGCGCCAGGTAAAGTACCTACAGCATATCAAAAATTAGTTCACAGAGAATTAAAAAAGATTAATTGTGAAGTATTAGTAATAGACAGTTTGAAAAATGTAGACGATTTAATTAAGAAATGGGGGTGAGCAGCGTGAAATTTAAACCGCATACATATCAAGATATAGCAATAGAAAAGATTTATGATACACCAAAAGCAGGACTATTCCTTGATATGGGACTTCGGCAAGACAGTTATAACACTTACTGCAGCAGAGGATCTAATATATAACAGATTTGAAGTAAATAAGGTTTTAGTAATAGCGCCTTTAAGAGTAGCAGAGGACACCTGGAGCAGAGAGAGCGAAAAGTGGGACCACTTAAAACATTTGAAAATATCGAAGATACTGGGTAACACAACTCAACGACGTAGAGCTTTAGCAACTGAAGCTGATATTTATATTATAAATCGTGAAAATGTAGTATGGCTTACAAATGAGTTATCACAGATCGGAAATGGCTGGGATTTTGATATGGTTGTTATTGATGAACTATCAAGCTTTAAATCATCAAAAGCACAAAGATTTAGAGCATTAAAGAAATACATAACAAGAAGTGAAAGAGTGGTAGGGCTTACAGGAACACCTGCACCAAATGGACTTATCGACCTTTGGAGTCAAGTATATTTACTTGATGGTGGAGACCGGTTAGGAAAGACTATATCCGGTTATAGAGAGAGATACTTTACGCCAGGACAGAGAAATCAAACGACAATTTTTAATTATAAGCCAAAGCCTGAAGCGGAACAAACTATAAATGAAAGAATTTCAGACATATGCATATCAATGAGAGCTGAAGATTGGCTTGAGATGCCTGAGAGAATAGACAACATTCAATCCGTAAAATTGACACCTAGGGAAATGCAAGGGTATGAGAAGTTTGAAAGAGACAGCTATTTACAATTTATTGAAGGGGAAGTAACAGCTGCATCAGCTGCAGCTTTAACTAATAAATTACTTCAGTATTCAAATGGAGCTGTGTATCTACCCGATGGTGGCTATGTTTTAACAAGTGAAAAGAAGCTTGATGCCTTGGAAGAAATTATAGATGTTTCCAACGGAAAACCGATTTTATGTTTTTATTCGTACAAGCATGACTTAGAAAGAATTCAAAAGAAATTCAAATTTGCAAAAAAACTAGAAAACTCAAAAGATATTGAAGATTGGAACAATGGGGAAATCCAATTACTATTAGCGCATCCTGCAGGAGCCGGCCACGGTCTTAATCTTCAAGCGGGTGGAAATATAATTGTATGGTTCGGTTTAACTTGGAGTCTAGAGTTGTATCAACAAGCAAATGCGAGATTGTATAGACAAGGCCAAGAGCATGCAGTTATTATACATCACCTGATCACAGATGGAACAGCTGATGAAAAAGTTCTAATGAGTCTACAAGGTAAGAAAGATGTACAAGATGATTTGTTAAATTCTTTAAAAGCTAAATATGGAGGTAAAAAATAAATGAGTAATTGGAATACAACAGTAAAATGCATAGAGGAATTTAATCCAGGTAAAGGAGCTACTTTAGGACAAACATACAAAGTTGTAAATGGTAGAATTACATATGACAATGGTGATTCATCAATGAATGAATTTGAAAGTCTGGAAGAGATAAATAGAGGTAACAAAGCAAAATTTAAAGAGATAAGCAAACGTGGAAGACCTAAGAAAGAGGTATAATAGATGAAATGCAGCGAGTGTAGACATAAATCATTCTTAGAAATAAATGGGGGTCCCAATAGATATTATTGCAGACATCCAAAAGTAGTAGCTGGACATGGACCTAGAATGATCTGCAGAACAGATAGACATTCTACTGAGTTAAAGATCAAGACATCCCCAAAATGGTGTCCAGAAAAAATAGGGAGCGATATAGACTAAAAGATGTGGACTATTTTACCACATTTCCCTTACTGACTTGATTTTGTGCAAGAATAGTAGTTAAAGTATCACCAAGTTGAGTAAAAGCCGCTGCCATTAAAGCAATTTCTTCATCTGAGTAACAATTCGAAATTGTACAGGCAATAGCCGTTATAGTAGTAACAAGTTCACATGATTTCATATTTTTCACCTCATTAAAATTATATGATATCATATGAAATTTATGAAAATGGACAAAATAATTAGTTTTATTAGATAATAAGGAGAGTGATTAAAATATTAACAGCAGAGCATCGTGAAAAAATAAAATATCTTAATCAATATAAATTTTTAAATACTGAGATTGACAGAAAAATTAAATGCCTGGAAGATTGTAAAAGTAAAATTTATAATGTTACTGGTACACTATCTGATATGCCTAAGAGTAAGAATCGAAGTAATACAATTGAAAATGGAATAGCTTCAATTGATGAAATAGAGCAAACAATTAATGCAGATATAGATAAGCTTCTTGAAATAAGAAAAGAAATTGAAAATGTTATAGATTCTATCAAGGATTTAAAACTGAGGGAAATTATGAAGTGCAGGTATCTGGATTTCAAGACATATGAACAGATAGCAGTTGATTGTAATTATAGTAATCACCAAGTACTAAGAATTCATGAAAGTGCATTAACTTTAATAAATATATAAACATGTTATAGAATGTTAGTATTAAGTTGTGATATTGTTAAGCTACCGAAGTTGACAAACGAAGTCGGCATTTGTAAAACCCCTGAAAAAAGACATTACTGGAAGGTAATGTCTTTTTATGTAGAATATTGTAGACAGGAAATGTTTTCAGATGTATAATTAAGAAAACAATATTACATAGTGGGGGGAACACATTTTTGGAAGTACAAAATTTAATCAAAAAATTAACAAAAATAAGCGAAAATATAAGCTTAAAATATTCGCAAATAGGATCAACGGCTAATTATAAAGTATCAGGGTGGAATAATATATCGAATCACCTAAATATGGCAAAAGAATTAAAATTTCTAGATCATCAAGTAAATAGAATTTTTAGTATTGATCAATGTGCTTTGATTCGTACTGATGAATGGGCAAATAACCAAGAAATTATATTTCGATTACAATCAGAACTATTAACTTTAATATCTGATTGCATTTCATGTATAAATTTGCTAAAAGAGCTTTATAAAGTAAGTGATTTGAATGATGATGAAGGTATAATATATATAAAAATACCGAATGATGTTGGCGTAGATGGACTATCTAGTATCTGTAAGCAATTGCATTTTATATTATCGAAATGTCCTTTTATCAAGGAAGAGGTAAAACTGATAGGAGCAGAGGATGGGTCAGTTAAATTAAAACTAATTGCTGGAATAGCCACAATATCTATTCTTTCTAATCTTGTCAATATTTCTATGGATATTGAAAGAAAACAATATGAAAATCAAATAACCAGATTAAAATTAGAAGAAATGAAAGCTGTACAAGGTATTTTAGTAGATTCTGCACTAGAACATTTAGAAAGTGAACTTAATGAATACTATACAACTAAAGCTAAATTGATTGATGGTGCCGAGAAACTAGAGCCTGAGGATTTTACTAGATTAGTTAAATCAATCGAATATACGGTTGATATGGTACAACACGGAGTGCAAATTCAAGCAACGCTAGGCACCATTACGGCAGAAAATATAGATGTAAAATTCCCAGCCTCCGAAGATTATAAGCAGTTAACAAATTCATTAAAACTAATAGAGTAGAGAACCTAAAAAGGTTCTTTTTTTATTGAAAGAAGGTGGTAGTTTGAAATACAGACAATGGTTGTTGTTACATATATTTATAACTATTACATTATCAGCTGTGCTTGACAGGATAACAATACCAGCTATAATGCTTTGGATTACACTAATGATATTGACTATCGTCGAAGCAATAGAATCAAGAAATTGATGCCAAGTACCTTAATTTTAAGAACTTTTAAAAGGGTGTCTCTTTTATTAAGTCCTATATACAGGAAATGTTTTCCATGATATAATATAAAAAATTATATTTATGGGGGGGTATAAAAATGGACGGAAAGAAAGCGAAATGTACAGTATGTGGAAAAGAAATGGAATACACAGGGAAAGCTAATTTATACAATAGTACTGCTACAAAAGTAACAGCACATCCAGATAACTACATATGTAAAAATCCAGAATGCGAAAGATATAATAAAATTACTTTAATTGGATAGTTTATCGTCTATAAATAAGCAAGACACTCAATAAAATGGTGTCATTTTATGTAGAATATTATAGACAGGAAATGTTTTACACTGTATAATGTTGGTAAATAATAAATTTTGGGGGTAAAAAATGTCAGATATAAAAGAAGTATATTTATCAAGGATGGCCGAATCTTTAGAGGAAATTAGTAGCAATTTAGGCACTATGACTAAAATTCTATCGTGCATAGACGATAAGCTAATCGATCTTAAAGGTGTTAGAGAAGAAATGGACACATTAACAAGTCAAATGCATAAGATAGCTAACAGGTAAAAAGATATTTTTAAAAGAACTCTTAACGGGGGTTCTTTTTTTTATTAGGTTGATGCGTAAGCATAGGGATATTACTCGTAAAGCTAGGGGTGGGAGCTGAGTAAATAAGGTTGTGATAATATGTTAAAGAGTTGTAAGTACTGTGGCAAGATACATGATAGTAAATTTGATTGTGGCAAGAAGCCTCAACGAAAGAAGCAAGGTAATAACAAAGATAAATTCAGATGGACACAAGCATGGCAGCATAAGAGAGAAGAGATTAAAGAGCGTGACAGTTATTTATGCCAGGTGTGTATTAGAAAGTTATATGATACTAAGAAACAATATACTTATGATGGATTAGAAGTGCATCATGCTATATCACTTGAAGAAGACTTTGACAAGAGATTAGATAATGATAATCTAATTACTATATGTGGTGAACATCATGAGAAGGCAGAGAATGGTGAAATACCACGTGATGTTATATTAACTATAATCAGAGAGCAAGAAAGCAAAGAGTACCCCCCAGGGTGTCAATAGTGAATTTTTAGAACACTCTAACACCACGTGTCCATAGTTGAGCATAAAATATTCCCACATCAGCTTTTGATTTTATTTTTGAAAGGAGTATGAGTTTATGAAAATTGTTGTTCAAGTACAATTTTTGAGAGATGTAGATATTTTAATCAATGATATATGCAGAAATCATAATAATAAAATTCAAGATGTAAGAAAATTAAACCGTGAAATAAAGCTTATAAACGGATGTGTTATAAAATTTGTTTCTACTCAAAGCCAAATAGATGGTCTGAACGCAGATGTTGCTATAGGTGTAGATACTGAACATGCTGAACAAATTACATGTAGATCAAACCAAAAAAAACGAATATGGAATTTTACGGATTTAGACAATTATCTTAAAAACATTTAAAGAATATTTTACGAAAGGAGTTGATATTAATGCCTACGCCACCAAAGCCATTTACAGTATTATCACAAGAAAAGAAATCACACCGTACTAAAAAAGAATTAGAACAAAGAAAAAAAGGAGAAGCTGCACTGTCTAGTGGAGTGGCACTAAGAGAACGTCCTGAAGTAAGAAATAATCCTACAGCGCATAAGGAGTTTCTAAGATTAAATAAATTGTTGAAGGGTATAGAAAAAAATGATGCTATTTATGAGCCGGTTATTAATCGTTATTGTATGTTGCAAGCTGAGTGTAATGATTTCGAGGAAAAGAGAGAATCTTTCTACCGGGATATTCAGGAGTTGACTAACGACAGAGAAACTTTTGCCGACAATGATGATTTGAGTTCATATTACAAGATGAAAAATAATATGCAGTCGCAGATCATTGCTCTAGATAAGCAAGTTCAAGCTAAACGAAAAATGCTCCTGGATATAGAAAAAGAAAATATAATGACGATTGCTGCAGCACTACGAAGTATTCCAAAGAAAGAAAATAAATCCTCTAATAAATTACTAGAGGTACTTCATGGCAGTTAAAGACAGCAAAGCTTATATATATGCTCAATGGTGCTTAGAAAAAAGTAATCGCAAGGCTCCTAAATATGTTAAAAAACAAGCCGAAAGCTGGATTGAAATAGTAGAGGGCAATGATCCTGATGCTTTTATAGATGATAAAACATTTGATAAAATTAATAAATTGTTAAAATTAATGGTTCATCCGGATTTACTCTGTCCAATGGATGAGGGTATGGAAGATTACGCCTGGCTTTTAATAGTCGCAACTCTATGCACAAAGTTAAAAAATGATGAAAACAAAGATATAAGATATTATACAACCGTATTATTAGAAATAAGTCGTAAGAATT